CCATTCGCCGCCATGTTGGCCCGTTGCTGGCCCATGAGCTGCGATGTCTCAGCGCGCTTCTTTTGCTCTTCGAGTTGCCCGCGCTCAAGTGCATCCTTGGCCGCACGATCGGCCAGCGTGGCATTCATGGTGGCGACCTTGGAGTTATACGACGCCGCCGCGCTATCCGCCTTTGCCGCTTGGATCTGCCCCACACCGCCCATAACGGTCGAGCCGATCATCAGTGCAGTGGTTATGTCGCACATCCTAAGACCTCATTTCAAACAGGCGGAACTCATGGCCGTTGATGTCGATCGGGTCGAGGATTGAAAACCCCAGCCACCGCAGCCACCTGACCGACGCACGATTGCGCATGTCCACAAAATTTCTAAGCACTGGATACCGCGCCGACAGTTGATTTCTCCAACTCACAGAGCGCCGCAGAAATGCCACATAATTCTCATCGACCGCAGACGTGCCGAGCAGCCACGGAGCGCCCACGCCTGCAAGCACGTTGAGGTCAGCCACGCCGAACATGACTTCAGGCCGACCATCCACAAGGCCCGTCATCCGCATGGACGATCGCCGGTATGAGATCGACAGCGCCGAGGCTGGACACTTGCCAGACGCCGCAAAGACCTCATCACGATCAGCCTGGCGCATACGGCCCGCGATCTCTCGCACATGCCACGCCCGCGCAGGCACTACGCTTATGACCCGATCAGCGCCCAATGGTGACATCGGGCATAATTGCGAGGATCGTCATCGGCAGCGGATCGAATTGCTTGACGACCATGTTGCCGCCAGTGTTCCAGTCCCAAGCTGGCGTGATGCGGATGTCGCCCGTGTAAAGCTGGATCGCCTCATTCCAAGCCTCGATCGACCGCTGGCGATACTCGACCAAATGCTCGCTGTCCCGATCGCCATCATAGGGCCCGACGAAGATCCCGCGTGTCCGCTCGACCCGCAGCGTGACCTCAGAAACGCTCTTCATGCGCCCCTGCACCGAGCCTAGGCCATTGACCGAGCCGAGATCCAGATCGAGGGTTTGCATCATCGCAGTGATCGGCAGGCCAATATGAACTTTTGTTGCAGCGTTTGGCAGTGTCACAGAGCCGCCAGAGACCGTCAGGCCGCGCACGACATTGCCATCAGCCAGCGCCACGACTTGCTCACCCTCAAGATGCCCGAGTCCCGAGAGCGTCGTCACCGCAGCGCCGGAATAGGTCAGGCCGCTATCGACAAAGAAAGCATCCTCAATCGCATCGAAGTCGCGAGGGTCAAGCCGCTCGATATATCGCTTGGTTGCGCCGTTGATCACCCGCTTAACGACAAAATAAGGGATGTCGTTTTCGCCTTCAGTGATGACCGAGACGCTTTCAAACACGGCGCCCGAGCTGTCGTGATCTGTCCACGCCCAAACGTCATGCTCTTTCATGTAGCAGAGCGAGAGCAACTGGCCATTGTCCAGCACCACCCAGATCAGCGAGCTTGGGGCCTGCGAGTAGGCCCAGCTCATAATCTTGCGGCCCTCGAAATAGTGGCGAGCCATGATCGTTATATCGCGCCCGTCATAGCCGTCATTGGCGAACTGATATTCAAAGTCACGCACCACACCGCCGCGGGCTTGAGCGAATACGACCGTGCGACCGATCGTCAATGGCTGCACCTTGGACGCGCCGCGATAGCCTTGGTTTTCGATAGCAATGGCGCTTGGGCTGATCGCGTCGGACGTAGAGCCGCCCGAGATCGACCACTCGGACGACGACGACAGAGCGAGCAATCCCTTGGCCGAGATCAGCGATCGGATCTCGTTTATTTCTTTTGACTTGATCCTGAACGTAACAGCATCGCTCGCCTTCGCGGGGCTTGCATAGCCGAAATTCTCATAACTGGCCGACTGCGAAAGCCAGATTGCTTGAGGATCATTGGCCGTTGACGCGAAGGCCAGCCGTTGCTCGACAAAGGTGGCGCAGCGTGGATAGTTGCCAGCACTGGAAAAGGGGTTGCGCCCAGTCTGTGGACCGTCAGACGTATCAGCCGCAATGTTGTCGTCGATAAAGCTAAGATCAGAAGTCTTACCGATGTAGCCAAAAACACCATTATACTCCTTATAAACAAGGTAATAGTCAGCACCAGAAACCGCCGCCCAAGAGATCGTGTTATAGTTGCCGGTATAGGTCAGATCGTTTGTCGTCGAAACTTCGGCAGATGGAAGCCCCTCTTCCCCCGTCGAGGCAGAGACCGCCGAGATCACATAGGTTTGGATATCGCCAAACCCGAGGCCACCGACAACACCAGTCGGGGTTGCAGGTGGAGACGTGCCAGACGGAGCCGCAGGGATAGCCTCGCCACTGCCCGCGACATCGCCAGCGGGAAACTCCACAAGCGGCGCAAACACCTGCGCGACAAGCCCTGTCGATGCGTCGGTGCGATAGACCTTGTATGACGTGGCGCCAGCGACAGCGTTCCAATAGACGCGGATATAGCGGCCATCCAGAACGCTGTATTGATAGATCACACTGACCGCGGCACTGGCAGCACTTTCGCCGCCAGCCGAAGAGATAGCCGTGACCTTGAACGTGCGCGTGCCATACGAGCCGTTTGAATACTTGTATGAGGCTTGAGCGCCCGTAGCAGTTGGCGAGGCAGTCGTTGGCGTAAACGTCACCGCCGTCAGCGTCCAGTTGGTCTCAGAGAACCGGCTCAGTTTCCGCACGGGATAGCTGATATGGCAGATATACATCACATCCGCCTCTTGGATGTAGACGAGATCCCCCACGTCAGCCGCAGCGTATGGAGTGGCAATCTCATAGATCGCGCCGCCACCCGTCAGGATCTGCCCGCCGTCTTTCCAAACCCGCATATAGCCGCCGCCAAATTCGAGCGTGTAGGATTGCGTGGACGAGAACTGAAACGGGATCGTGCGCGTCCTGGTCGAGCTTGTCTTGACCTCACCACAGAACTCTAGGCCAGCCCGATTGCTCGCCCCGCCGTGCGCGTGGATGAAGATGTTCGTGCCAGCCTTTAGGCCGGATCCATACTTGGCAAGATCGACCCGAGCCCAGAGCGCAGGAGATAGAACGCCCGAGGTAAATGAGCCTTGGAATAGACGGAGATCTGCCATTATGCCCGAGCCCCTTTGTATTCGCTTTCGTGGTCCGAGCTTTCGCGGGCGTCATTCGCATCAGCATCCTGCGCTTGCGTCGTCACCATTTGCGCGAGCTGATAGGCGTCGGCCCGCATCTTTGGATCACGGGTCAGGGGCATGGCCAAGCGAACCGCTAGATGCCACGACAGAGCGTCGATGAAGAGCGGCGAGAACCGTGCAGGATCGACAGCGCGCTTGGTGTAATCGATGATCGCAGGCGAGAGGTCGCAATAGACCATGCCGCCGTCAACGTCGAATGGTGTGCTGATCTCATCCTGTCGCGTGATGATCTGGCCCTCAGTGCTACCGTAGTCAGGCCGCACCAGCCGCACTTTGAGGCAGTCGTTCGGCAGTTTGTAGGCATAGGCCCAGCGAGTTTTCACGTCCTGCGCCAGCTCTGCCATCGACATCAGGCCGCGAGCGAACCGCCACGGATAGGCTTGCAGTAGCGTGTCCCGCGTCAGCTCATAGAATTGACGGCAGGCCCGAGCCTCAGCGCCGGTCTCATCGAGCGAATTGATGTTGTCCTTGCCGACGTTGGACAGAGCGAGATTGCAGATCGCGATGACAGAGGACATGTGATTTCCAGTTTATATTTGGCGAGCCGCCTCACATTAGCGCGCAGTTGGTTGCTGCGGTCGATTGCCGCCCCCGCGCTAACAGGGGCGGGCGGGGGTTTTAGCTAGTGGGCGGATATGCCAGCAAAATGATGGTTCCTCGCCCTGCCGTATAGTTAGCGTTGCATGTGAGCGCAGATACTCCCTGCATTGCGCTACCCCATAGGTTTGTCTGCGTCCCGCCAAAATAATTTCTGGATGGGATATATGTCAGACCAGACACCCAACCTGCACCACTTGCGCCCACTGAAACCATAGACTGACCGATAACGAGCGACCCCGCAACGGCTGGCGTGATGCTCAGAGGGATGCCGCCGCTCGATGGGTTGCCCCATGTTGACGCGACTACGGGCGAACCTGCGCCGATATTGCCAATCGTTAGCGCCTCGATGCCGATGTTATCGGAAACGCCGTAGGAGCTTGTGACAACAATGTTGCCTGTCGCGCCTGACGGGAAATTCGCCTCGGTCAACTCGAACATCGCATTCCACTCATAGGCGTTTGTCCCTGATGTGGTTTTTTGCTCCGCCAGTTTGGTCATAGCAACGCCACCCCATGTTGCGGAGAGGCTTGTTGTGATTAGGGACGCATTGAACGTCGAAACGTTCACCAGCACGCGACGGTTGGACCCCGCCGCCGCAGTAAACGCCATTGTGATGGATGCCGCCGATGTGGTGCTGCCCGTTGTCAGCGAAGCATCTAAGACAAGGGGGGTTGTTATCGGAGGTGGCGCAACATATGCGGCCATCGGTAGCGTGCGGAATACCCCTGTGGTATCGGTCGCGCCCGCTGCACCCGTATCAAGCGGCGAACCCACTGCGGGCGATAGGCCGAGAATGGTATGTGGATAGGTGTTATACGCCTGCAAATATGTCGGCTGATTTGCCAGCAACATAGTCACGTTGTCTGCGATCGTCATGCCAGTGCTTGCGCCCGAACCAACGTCCATAACACGGCAGGCGTTGTTACGGATTTCGACATTCGTGCAGTTGGCATAGGCAATGTCTGCCGTATCACCATACGGGGAGGTGACAATCGTATTCTGGTTGATTTTGCCGGATAGCGCAGAGCCTACCGTGATGCCGATAGCCTGACCACCCGCAATCACGTTGCCAGAAATATCAACCTCTGCCCATGAATGCGGCGTGCCTTTGACTGCGTTGTTGTCCTGCGCCAAGATGCCTTGGACGTGCTGTTCGTCCATCAGCGCATTGAACGTGTAGCCAGAGGTGCGATATATGAGGTTTTTACGCGCCCGAACAACACGGTTGGCCGTCGCTGCGGAATCGTTGATCGGCTGGAATGCGTCCCCGTGGATGCCGTCAGAATAATTCGGGTCTTCAACCTTCTGCTCCGTCCCTAGCGTGATCGAGCCTGTTGCACCCGTATATGTTTCCCCTGCCACGGGCTTGGCAAAGTTATTGTAAAGCCCCTTAACGTAAGTTGACCCGTCAGACGCGGCGACATACAAAACCTTCTGCGCCGTTCCAGAAAGGCCGTTTGACAGGGTTTCGCCCACCGTGATCGTGCCAGTTGTCGCGGTCAGGAACCACGATTTGCCGTAGTCACCTTGGAAATATGTGAATGTGTTGTTGTCAACGGTCCAATCTGTATTCAGACCCGTGAACCCGTCCTCATACATATGCGTGATGACGTTGCCCGTCGCGGTAATGGTGCTGTGGTTAAAAGCGCCCGCTTCTCTCGCATGAGTGAAAGTGTTATTTGTCAATGTGAGGCTGGAGCCAGTTGCACGAATGCACCCGCGCCGTTGTTTTTTAGTGCCAGTTGCGCAGTTATTATCCCACACGCATCCGCGAAACTCGATGCCCGTGCTGCTGTTCACGACAGTTGTGTAGGCCGGATCACCACCAACGTAATCGGTCCCGCCCGAATTGTCGAATGAGGTTTTAAGGCCAGAGAACAGGATATTTGCCGACGATGAATTGACCGTCAGGCCCGCGAAAACTGGATAGTTTCCCGTGACCTCTGCGGCGATGGTGACTGTGCTGGCAGGTGCAAATCCCGACAGCGTTTTTGCGGTATAGTTGCCAGCACGAACGGCGATAGTTTTGCCCGATAGCGTGGCCGCACCGAGCGCAAACGTGCTGGTCCATGTAGCATCTGAGGTGATGAGGTAATCATATGCAATTGGGGCCGCGTTGGACGTAGGGGTCCGAACCTTCGCAACAGACCGCGCGCCCGCCCCTATCGCATTGACCGCCCACAACTCCACACTCGCAGCCGTTGATGCCAGCACCGTAATCAGGCGCTCACCCGTGCCAACACCGGACAGGGTTTGCGCCGAACCGCCGCCCACACTGTATTGCAGCGCCGTGATAGCCGACCCGCCGTCGTAGGGCAGCGCCGTGATGTTCAGCGACAGCTTGTCACCGCCCGCGCTTGGGCTATCGGCGAGCGTCCACTGCCCCGCCGTCATTGCGGATGGTGCAGTCAGAACAGGTTCGACAGCCCCCACGATGAAAACGGGAATAACCTCGAAGCCGTTGAACATATTCCGGTCGTCATCGATGAACACAACACCGCCGACACGCTGATCGTTGTAGATCGTCGCGCCAGACGACAGCACGGACACGCCAAGTGTGCGCTTGCTATCGAGGAACCCGAGAGCCGTCACACGCACGCCGATGACCGGCAAGCCATTGTGGATTTTCTTTGATGGATCGACGGCGACAACGCCAAGGACGGGGTGCGAATTGTGGAGGGTTGCCATGCGTCATCCATTCAAACGAAGGCGCGAGCCCTCTTGTGAAGAGGGGCGACCTAAGCCGCCCCTTGTTTTCAGATTTCAGTGCCTGGTGCGATCCAGTCAGGCGCGGGGGACAGCGAGGCTTTGGCCTCAGACGCCACCGCTTCAGGTTCAGGCGCATCAGCGAAAGGATCTGCTTTTGGAGCAGGCTCAGGCTTGGCCTTTGCAGCAGCCTTCTTAGGTGCTGCGATTGGAGCCTCTACGCCGTCAGCCGCAGCCATCCAGCGCGGGCGACGCTTGGCGTCATTCCAGAGGTCGAGCGGAATGGCGAACTCATCGCCAGGCTCGCGCACGATCCCGCCAAAATAGCCACGCTCTTCAGCGACGACTACCTTAACCATTCGACGGCACCGCGGCCACAATGCCAGCCGTGATCTTGCCCGTGGTCGGAGCAGTGCCGGTGACAGTGTATTTCAGGCGCATGAAGTTCATGTTGATGCCCTTTGGAATGTTGTCCCAAGGGATCATAAACCCAGCGACCAATTCAGCGAGCAGGAACGTGCCAAGGGTCACGGTCTTGTCTGGCGTGAAGGTCTCGGTCGTGTCGAGCTCGATGTCGATCTTGAGAGAGGTCAAGTTGTTGAAGGTTTCAACAACCTGCACCAGCAGCGGGATCTTGACGCCCTTGCCGATGTCGCGAACAACGCCGGTCGCGATCGGGTTGAGCGAGATGACGTTGGTGGATGCAGCGGTCGCGGTGACGGCCTGCGCATCCGAAAAGAGGTTCGTGTTGTCGAAGATCATTGGTCGATCCTTTCCGTTTGGCCTTCCGGCCCTTGAGGGAAGCGGCCAGCCCCGTCAGGAGCTGGCGAGCCGGTTAGACGTAGGCAGGAACCAGCGCCTCGGTGTTGAGCAGGGCGTCGGTTTCGCGGATTGGCAAGCCACGATAGGTCATGACTTCCTTGCCCTCGATCGTTGCCTGCGACACGTGAGTTGTGTTGCTGCGGGCAGTGGTCATCGAGCGATCGGACGACTGCGCATCGAGGATCTCGATCATGTCGCGGTTCATGTAGATCGCAATGCGCGACGAGGTTGCGTCGCGGCGACGGCTTTCCAAGCGGTAATAAGCCTGGCGAAGCAGCGCCCAGAGATCCACACTGCCAGCCATCGCGTCAGACACGTCGATGTTGGCGATACGAGCGTTATAGCGATGGTCTTTCACCGCGACGCCCATGTGCCAATTGAACAGCGTTTCCTTGGCGTAGTAAGGGTTGCCCGCGTCATCCAAGACACGTTGCTCGCCCTTGTCCTCGATCGTCACGCCCGCATTCATGCCCTTTGGATAGAGCAGCGAAGTCGCGTGATCGCCCCAAGTGACGAACCAGATCGAGGTGTTGTCCGAGCCAGTGCCGCCGCCGTGGATCACGTTAGCAGCCGAGTTTTTCGGAGCCGCCGACTTTGGGCCAGAGTAATACGAGGTATAGCGCGCCGACAGTCCCTTGAACTTGTCAGGAGTGGTCGCGGTATCGTGGTAAAAAATACCGGTCGCCATCTCTTGGTTCATCGCCTCGAGGTAAGGCGCGCTGTCAACCAAGCGAGCCTTGGCAGGATCTGGCGCCAGAGCGAGCAAACGCTTGTCGATTGCCGAGCGAGCTTCGAGGAAGCCAGTCGTATCATCGACCTGCTGCATGGTGGACTTCGACTGCGGCGTGCCTTTGTAGAGGCGACCCCATGCGACCGAAGGCAGGCCGGTGCGGATCATGTGGCGGTGCGATGCGCCCATGTTGCACTCGACAGCCATAGCGTCGTCGAGGATTGGATTTTGTGCTGCGAGGATCTCGATCACTTTGCCTTCAGCAGACATTTTGTGAGCGTCGATCAGCGAGGGGAAGGATTGACCAATAGTAGCCATGTTTTAACCTTTCGGTGCATCGTTCGGAAACAAGGAATGCGCGACATCGACAGGTTTACCCGAGCCAGCAGCCGCGCCAGATGCAGGGTCATCTTCCGAGATCATGGCCCCCACTTTTGACATGAAACGAATAAGCTCTGGATGGTTGCCGCCACCACTCGCATTGAGATATTCTTTCAACGCGGGCGTTCCGAGTGTTTCAACGGCGCGGCGAGATGCAGAAACTGTGCTGTCCCACTTGCCCCCGCCGATCTCTTTATCGGCCTTCGCATCGCCCACCCATTTCTCGATCGTTTGACCCCAGCCCTCTTGCTGCGCTGCGGCCCGCTTGGAGATGATGTCAGCGTATTTATCGGACAGCTTTTGCGCTTGGCCGTTGGTAAGGCCCAGCTCTTTGAATTCGCCACCGAGCGCGTCGAGCATTTCCGCATCGACCTCGAAGCCTTCAGGCATGGCCAGATCATACTTGCCATCCTCTGGCACCACGTCAGCCTTGGCAGGATCGGCAGGCTTGGCCTTGTCATGCTCTGCCTTGGCCGCAGCGTTTTCGGCTTCGGACTTGGCGGGGTCAGCCTCGAATTCTTTCCAGTCGCCCACAGCAGGTGCAGGAGCTGGCGGAGCGTCAGGCTGCGCACCACCCTCTGGGGCTTTGTTATCATTGGGGAAAAGCACGCTTTCATCGCTTGCAGGAGCTGGGGCAGCACCACCCTCGACAGGGGCAGCGCCAGCCTCATCAGCAGGAGCGCGCAGGATCTCAGGCATCCAAGGGCGGTTCATGCCGACACCTCTTTAGCGAGAATGGCACGGACGGCAGCATCCTTGGCCTCAAGCAGCTTGCGCAGCGCTACCGTCCGCTCTGGATTGCGCGAGATCGTATCCACGATGGTCTGCGCCAGATCGCCAAAGGGCTTGCTGACCGCTTGTAGGTGCGGAGGCAAATGCGAATAAGCAAAAAATTGCATGATATGTTCAGTCGGCATTTTCATCATCCTCATACTGGGTTTCGCTTGGAGCCGCCGCAGCCAGCGCCATAGCCTTCATGTCAGCCACTTCGAGCAGCAGCGTCGGATAAGCGCGAGGGTCAACGTCGCCCATGCGCTCAATGATTTTCCGCCCGATCGACTGTTGGCCGAGGACGTAATTGGTCGCGTTGTTGTCGCCAGCAAAGGCGTCCCGATAGATCGCCGCTTGCTCAAGCACCCAGAACAGCACGCGCTTGCCCGAGGGGCTTTTCAGAACCTCTTGCAGCGCCGTGTTCAGATCAGCCTGATCTCGATCCATGCCGGTCATCCCGCGAACCTGAAGATCACCAGCCCGCACGACGACAGGAACCCGATCGTCATCAGTGCGATCGCCAGCCAATACATAGAGGCAGTGCGTGGCGCGACGGTCTCGCTCAGAGCAGAGAGGCAATAGATGTAAAGGAACACTGCGCCCGAGATCGTCACCAGCAGCGACAGCACCGCACGCGAGGCGAGGTCAGCATCACCGGCCACGACAAACGCGAGGCAGAGGCCGATCGGAAACGCCAAACTCAGGAAGATCAGCATCCAGCCGATCACCTCGATATTTCGGATCGCGTTCTCATAGATCAGTTGGTTAAGGCCGTCGTTTTGTTCGGTCATCCAGAGATCCCCAATTTTTGCAGCAGCCCAGCGCCGCCCGCACGATCGTCAGCCCCAGAGAGCAGCGTTGCAGCCTCAGCCCCAGCCTTGGCAGCGGGCGCCATGGTCGCGGCCATCTCAGCGTTTTGCGCCGCCTGTTGTTGCTTGGCGCGATCGGCCCGAACCTTCTTGACCTCATCATCAGGCACGATGATCGATGGAGGCACGCCGAGATAATCGAAATACACATCGACAACCTGATCAGCGTCGATCTTGTCCAGCACGTCAGGCTTGACGCCCGCGAGGTTGCCAACGAACGACATCCCGCGCTCGATCGAGCCTGTCGATACGGCCTTCTGTGCTTGTGCCAATACCGAGATATATTCGATCTTGATCGTGCCCTCTTGCAGCTCAGGCGGTGGCGGTGGCAGCTCGCCACGACGGGCTAGGATCGCATAGGCGCGGTCGATGCACGGCTCAAGCTGATCGTTATAGATGTTCTCAAGCACTGGCCCGAGGGCGAGCAACTTCTCTTCCTTGCGCTCTGCAATCTCGAAACTGTTGCGCGGCTGAATGCCTTCCATGTTCGCGAGCATCAGGAACAGGTCAGCGTAAAACGATCGGTTGATCCGGTCCTGTGTTTCGCGGATGTCGGCTTGCAGCTCGCTCAGGCGCAGGTTGACTTCCATCGCCGCCCGATAGCCCTTGCCAGTCGGATCATCGACATAGGTGACAGAGCCAGGCAGCAGCGAGGCGGGATTGTTGCGCATGGAGCTAGGCCCAGTCATCGGAGGCCGCACCATCTTATCGATGCCTTCGAGCTTCCGCTTTTGCTCAAGCTGAAGCATTTTGATATCGCCAAGCGCGATCTGGCCAGGCGACAGCGAATAGTGATCATCGCCGCTCAGTTGCCACGCGGGCGCAATGATCGGGTTTTCGTCAAAGCCGCTTTCCTCTAGCAGCGTGCTTTCGTTGCCTTCCAACTCCCAATAATTCGAGAGGAAAGCTTTGTTCTTTTTGTTGATCTTTTCGGGCGATCTGGACATGCGAGGCTCGACCGCGTGGCCGATGTCAAACATGGTGTCATAAGTGCCGCCATCATAGAGCGTCTTGATGCGTTGGCTGACCTTGGCGTAGGTGAACCGTTCGACGATGCGAGCAACAGACCATCGGAACGTGCGATAGAGTGTCGTTGCGCGACCCTTGTGATCGCGAGCAATCCAGAACCGACCGTGCAGCAGCGGGATCATCCGCAGCACGCTTTCATTATCCTCGACCATCAGCGCGCAGGATTGGCCGAACTGGCCGAGATCCCCGTAGCCGATGTGAAACGAGCTATAGACGTTGGAGGCGTTGAACACTTGGCGCATCCGATCCTCGACCGCGGATAGATATTCCTTGACCGCCGAGTTGTCTTTCATTGCCTTGTCGGCAGGTGCTAGACGGAACCACGGGCGAGCTGGCGAGGTGACGCCAGAGTGCATCCCAGAGGCCAGCGTCAGATGCGCAAACGTGCCAGTGCTGTCGAGGATGGACTTGCGCTCGATCGGCCCCTCATTGCCAGACAGCAGCCGCAGCCGTGTAGGCTCGATGTATTCCGCAAGGGATGACCACAAGCCTTCCCACGGCTGGCGAACCTGCTTCAGCTCTTCAAACCGGCGCCGGTGATATGCCACCTGTGTTTCATTGCGAGCCGAACCAACGTTCATTTACTCACCCAACAGCGTTTTCTTGGCCGTCGATGCCGAGGACGTGACGCCAGA